ACAGTTGGATTTGGTTCTGATCAAGCAGAGGTGGCAACAAGGGTATTCTGTAGAGTTCTGGATTGGAATGGTTTACAGAATACAGTTGGTTATTCTACCTTAAATCAAGGTCTATCTACATCATTTATTGGTAATTATAGTTGGGGTCGATTACAACTAACTGATAGACAATTATCACAGGCATATACTGTTAATACTACTAATGGTGTTACTGGTATTAAGACGGGCCCACAGATTAAGAGAAAGATTGCTCTTAAAGCTGAGAATTTCGTCGTCTAAATAAATAAAAAAAGTGTAAACAAAATTTCATGTCGGCAATCATAACGGATCAAATAAGAATATTAAACGCAAAGAACTTTGTTGCTGGTGTATCAACTTCAACTAATTCTTACTACGCTTTTGTGGGTTTACCAAATCCAACAAGTATAGTATCAACATGGGATTCTGCTCCTCCAGCACCAATTGATAGTTTCAATAATATGAATGACTATCATGATAGTATGTTGGCTGTGAAGAGAATAACTTCTGCTGATGTAAAACAGATAGTTCCAAAACTAAACTGGAACTCAGGAACAACATACGATTATTATAGACATGATTACAGTATATCTAATGCACCACCAAACTCAGGTGGAACATCATTATATACTGCAAACTACTTTGTTGTTAATAGTGATTTTAGGGTTTATATTTGCTTACAGAACGGAACAACACCAGAAACACCTGATGGTAAACCATCTCTAGACGAACCAACATTTACAGATTTAGAACCAAGAACTGCAGGTACATCTGGAGACGGATATATTTGGAAATACTTATATAGTATAAAACCAGCAGATTTAATTAAGTTTGATTCTACTGATTTCATGCCAGTTCCTTTGAACTGGGGAGATAATGCTGCAGATGCTTCTGTTAAAAACAATGCTGTGGATGGTGGAATTAAGATTGTTGTTGTTAAGAATAGAGGAACTGGTATAGGAACTGCTAACCAAACTTATACTAGAGTTCCAATAAAAGGTGATGGATTTAACGCAGAGTGCACCGTTGTTGTTAACAACGATGCTCAGATAGAAAGTGTTACTGTATCTAATGAAGGATTTGGATATACATATGGTAACGTTGATTTAGCTGCTGGATCTGTTCCGACACCTACATCTCCACCTACCCTTGATGTTATTATCCCCCCACCAGGTGGTCATGGTGCAGATATCTATAGAGAGTTAGGTGCAACTAATGCTTTACTTTATGCAAGAATTGAAAACGATGCTGAAAACCCAGACTTTATAACTGGAAACCAAATTGCTAGAATAGGTATCCTAGAAAATCCTAAATCATTTGGTTCTGATCAGTTACTTACATTAGATAAGGCAAGTGCTGCATATGGATTAAGATTATCAGGAACTGGATATAGTTCCGTTACTTTTACTCCAGATAGTTTAATATCTCAAACTGTAGGAACAGGTGTTACTGCTTATGGTAAGGTGATTGCATATGATCAGACTACTGGTGTTTTAAAATATTGGCAGGATAGAACTATCGCTGGTTTTATAACTGCGACAGGTTCTGTTTCAACCGCACAAACAGCAACTGCAGCAATTTATGGTTATAACACAACAAGATTTACTGCTGATCCAAGTTCTGGTGGTAATGTAACAATTGTTGGTGGTAGTTCTAATTTATCAATCAGCACTACATTTACAGGTCTTTCTACCT